TGTAGTTTGCTGACATATAGTGATAGTTGTTTCGTGGTACTAATAAATCACGCATGTTTTGAGGAATCATATTTTCAACAATCCACTCAAGACCTACTTCCTCTGAATCTTCACTTGGAGTTTCGCAAACTATTATACAGGGGCCTACTAACTGTTGCTCGCTGGTAACATCATATCCCCATGCAGCGAATGTGGCTACTGCGTTAGGAGACATACCTAACAAAAGCCCCTCTTCATTCACAATAACATCTTTGACATTCGTCAGAAGGCATTTACCCTTTCCTTTTTTCGGTACTGCGAATTTCTTCTGTGAGGTGACTACTGCGTATTCGATAAGTCCTCCTACATGGGCTTGCATCTCTTCTAAGGTCGGTTCTTCTTCTGTTAATTTAGCAACGCCACCGTCAGCATTGATAAACATATATGTGTCTCTATTCATCTTGTTACTCCTCCTCTCATTTTGTCTTTCCTAACATTAGCCTCTATTTCCAATAGAGCCTTGTCGCAGATATTACGCCAAACTCTAAGTCGTGTGAGCATATTATGTGTCTGCTCTGGAACGAGCATAGTATACGCTTGAGTCATATGCTCAAGCATAACAACGGCTTCTTGTAGAGCCTGTATGGTATTTGCATGTTGATACAAGTTATCACGCCCACATTCCCGAAGAAAACGGGTCGTCATCGTTGTCATCACTGTCGGGGTCTATCCAATCACGAGGTTGGATTTTACCTTCATCTGCTAACCTCTTACCCTCTTCAAATATAGTTGAAAGTACGGTATCTTGGTCTTCTGTATATTCAGTAGTTACAGTTTCTACGGGGATTCTTCTTATACAAGAAGCAACATAAGCGTCTATGACGGGGTGGAACCCTTTAGGTACGGCTAAACCTCCGTTTGTGGAGACGAAGTCTGGCACACAGATTTGTAATGTGCTTTCCATAATCTGCCACAGGTGAGAGTTTCTTCTCAACTTCTTCTGTTCATCTCCTTCATTCGCATAATTCTTAATTCTCCTTGAAGGAAGACCTTCAAGGTCAGCACTTGTTTGTAAAACAAGATTACATACCAATATACTTTCACACATATCCATAACTTCTTGTGCATCAACTTGTGCATCTGCAAGGACTTTTCTTGCGATTTTATTACCTTCATTTAACATCTCCAATTCTTTACCATCGGGTAAATCTACGGCTGGCGTTCCGTCTGTCTTGTATAGGCCTCTGTCTGTCTGCCACACTATACCATTACCTACTACGCAAGCGTAGTAGAAGGTAACTGCGTCACTTTCCGTCTCAATCATATCTGCTCTAAATTCTTCGTCTCTAAACATTTTTTTCACTCCTGTTCAGCCTCTTATAGGGGGCTTCTCCTATTAATCATTTTCCGTAGCACCACCCTTTAGTTTTGCCTTTGATTTATCAAAGTCAATTTGTTTGATAGCACCTGCATGAACATAATCCTCAAGCATATCTATGTTCACAGTCCACCGGAAACGAGACCTATGTTTGTGAATAGCAAACACAAACTGTTCGTACATCTGTTGGGTTTCTTCATCCCAACCATTGATTTCTCTCATATGTTTTCGCACTTGTTCAGCCGCACCCACCTTTAGAGACCTGCCTAAGTGCTTACATAGGTGGCAACGAGGGCAAAGCGACTGAACCGCTATCAGACTTTGCTCATTTTTTACATCGTCATACAACCAAATCTCATGAGCCTCTACTGCCCATTTGCGATTTTGCGAAAAACCATCTTGCCCACACAATTCACATTTGTTATCTGCTCTTTCGTAGACAAACTTACGCAGTCTATTCCATCCCGAAGGGGGCATGAGACTACGCAGGTTTGAACCCCATGTTCCTGTGGGAACCAACTCGCAGGTAAGAGGAATGCCTTTCATTTCTTCCACCACCTCAACTTAGGCCATTCCAGCCACATGTCGAATATCATAGCAAATCCTCCAGAGCATCTGCGACTTGTTGCTTCACATCTGCCATGTCTACTTTATTGTCTCTAATCATACCAACATGATTAGAGCCAATATTTGTTTTTGCGAATTGCTTTCTTGTTGCTACTACTTTAGTAGTTACACTTTTCGCCATCACAACAGGAACATTGTGTTGCTTGCATATATAACCAAACTCTGTTTGTTGCATATCCTCCGAACAAATCGCACAAATCCCATGTATCACAGGTTTGTGCAAGTCAACCACTACATCAGATACATAGCCATCCGGTCTACGCATGATTACATTAATCTTTGAGTCACCTGCTATAGTGTTGAACCTAAGAGCGACATAATCTTCTACCCCAATCATTCTTCTTCACCTCCTTCTTCGGTCAAACTCTCATAACCTGCTTCTACTGTTTCTAACAGTACGCACAATTTTGTAAATGCGTGAACCGCACTACCGCCTATTAGGTCTGCGACTATATCGTGAAGTGCGTCTCTTACACCCCTAACCAATTCAATCGAAGCATCTTTCATTTCATTTGCTATATTCATCAATTCTTTTTCATTCATGTTTATTCCTCCTGTGTTAAGTTAAGTCGCCTGTCTAATTCTCTGTGACAATCCAGTATCTTGTCGTAAGCATAGTTGTAAGCCTTCTCTAATGCTTCTCTATTATCATAGGACAAATTATCTTCGCCTCCGAACTCTACATATTTCTGATAGAAAATACATTGTTGGTTCAGTGGTGTATTTATCCAAGCCTCGGAAATCCATTCCCACCTTGAATCAAATATCTCCATGTTATCTTCGCCTAAGTATATGGCGTGTCTCATCCATTCTTTGTTTTCTTTTGTCATTCTCATTTTTCATTCCTCCTCTCTTCTTTCTCTGCTTCTCATTCGCAAAAGTGACAGGACTTCTCTCTGCACTTTTATGTTTTTCATTTCCCTGCGAACAATAGTGTGTATGATACCCAATGTTGTCGCTCGGTTAGGTTCTTCGATAAAGTCTTCGACTATATCGCCGTTCTCTAATATGTCACAAATCTGTGACATGATTTCTTCGTAGTGTTCTAAACTCATTTTGCTCATTCCTCCTCTTCTTCGCAATAGCAGTCCTTTTCGCCTACATACTCACATACAGGGCAGAAAAGACCGTCTTCCATCAAATCATCTAAATACTCGTGTAGACCAATTTCATACATAATTGGGTCTACGATTTTGAATACTACAGATGGTGCGCGAGGCACACCAAAGATAGCAACATCTTCGTAGCAACTGTCTAACATATCATCGTAAGCGTCATAGATTTCTCGGTTATATTCCATTCTCATCACTCTTCCTCGTGTGTTAATTCTAAATAGGGGTCGTCAGTATTTAACTTCTTCTTAACCCAAACCACTTCGTCTGTGTCACGCATATGTATAGCGTCATGCTTGTATTGCAGACGCATATGTATGCCTATACGCCCGTCATGTCTGACGAGATGCGATTCGAGTATGGGAACCCATACTCCTTCTTTAGTCTCAATCATATCTACTAACATTTGCGAATCACTCCAGAGGATGTTTCACATCCTTATCTCCGAGAACCCATCGCAAAGATTTTACAACGCCCTGTAGGGCTTTGTAGTTTCTCATGTGATAATTACGCAGTTTCTTATCAAAGTCGCTTTCGGTAAATACACTTTGTAGGGCAGTAAAGTGGTGGTTCTGCTTACGCTCGGCTAAGTCAAGCATATGTAGCAACTCATCTTCGCTACGCACACCCATGAAAGACTCTGAATCTTGATGGTCGCTTAGTGTCATTCCTCTCCCCCCGTGATACCACGCAAGGTATTAGGGAATGGTCTGCGAATGAATTGCCACAATTCATCCCACTCACCATCCCATGCGTCTCTCTGATGTAGGAGTGTGCCATCTTCGTGATGAACATACATGACTCCGTCATGTAGTGTAATTCTGATACCTGCCTCACCTCTTTGCTTCATTCTGAAGCACCTCCAATCGCAAAACCTACAATTTTGAAGTAAGCAGTTAGGTGTATTTCATGCCCGCACTCCGAGCAGTCGAAGTCGTCATACGCTTCTATATGCTCATCACCTTCCATTACGGTCATACTATCCACATAGAAGTCTATGCAGACTTCGGCATCACAATTTTCGCAAGTCACCCATTTTTCCATATTCACTCCTCCCAATCTCCCATTCTCATGTATGTCATTACGGCTTTAGGCGTAGCCCATCCAATAGGGTCATGACCATGACCAAGTGCTAAAACTTCAAGCAGATTTTCATCTTTACCGTAGCCATAATTTATTATGGAAAATTCTTGGCGTGAATCTACTCTCGTAGCCCTTATTATAAACTCACCATGACGAGTCTGCGAAGCCGTAAACTCGAAGAGTGAGTCTTTAGCAATCATCTCAAGACAATCTAAGATTGGACTCATCATTCATCACCCCCGAATATGTCTTCCATTTCTTTAGCAATCATAGCAGATACTTCTGCTATGGAGACTTTCTTAGTGTTTCTCTCCGAAGGAGAGCGAGGCTCTATTTCGGGTAAGCCTGTAGGTCTGACTGCCCTTGTCGTGAATCTCTTTGCGGATTTGGTAGGCTTTCGCTTACCTGCACCTCTGTATCTGCTAAGGGAGAAAATACTCTTTCGGGATTCTTCCTTGTGTTGATTGATTTCTTTCCACAGATTGTTATTGTCATCCTCATCATAATGAGGAATCCATGCAAGTGAAGGTGTACCGAATGGTACGGGTCTCAAGTGCATACACCTGTCTTGGTGGTCTTTATAGACCGCCACTGTCGTTCTTCCTTGTCCATTGAACCTAACTTTGGCTATGCCAATGTGTTCAAATCGCTCTTTGTCGTCATAGTCGTATTTTTCCGTCATGCTTTTCACTCCTTATAGGGGGGTTTCCTGTATTTAAATTCAATGTTTGTCGAGTAGCGATTTTTCTCTCGCACAGGCTCACTGACATAGGTCATCTGTGAACACCTCTAACATGTGTCTGAAAGTCTCCGTAGGAAACATGTTTGCGATTCTTTTACCTTCGGTAGTCAAAAATTGGTCTATGCCCATGTAGGTCTCCCATAGGTCTGTGCCTTGAAGAGACATGAGGAAGTCAAACGCATCCCTCGGAGGAGTTGCGTATTCTTGTTGGAAGGTTTCTATGAAACCTACGGCAGACATAGCATCCAACTTGAGAACCCTCGTCATACCTTCGGGTGTGACATGGTTGCACATCTTATCCATAAGTGCCTCATCATGTCTATCCCTCATGCTTCCACCCCCATGAATGACATGCTTGGTATCTCGATAGAGATACTTTCTATTTCTTCGTTAGATTTTACAATATTCTCAATCAGCGTCAGTATTGCTACTGATGCAGACTTGTAGTCTTGAGGGTCTATTAGACCCTGCTTGAAACAATCTGATTGCATGTAATTATACATGGCTTCGCCGAAGGTTTCGACTTCGACCTCAACTTTCACATGGTCTCCTAAGAGACCTACATCGTTTGCTAATTGAGAGTATGTTACTACATACCTGCGGGCTTCTTCATTTTTTGCTATTGCTTCTGCAATATCCTCTATTGGTATTTTCAATTCCATTTTCATTCCTCCATTTCTTCATCACCACTAACCCACTTGATTAGTGCCTGTTTTACATCTTCGATGCCAGCCTTGATAGCATCCTCTACGCTATGTTGACCTGTACCTGTTCTCATAACATGAGCCTTTTCAAGGCCGATGATATTTGCGATTTGTTTACCTTGACTAACAGTCAAGTCTATTGAATTACCAAGCCAACTATTAGCGTCACCCATATGAGACCACATTCCAAACATGCCGGTTCTAAAGAACCATGCACTACCGGCTGATGCGGCGATTGCCTCATTCAGACCTTCGTCTGCATCCTTGATTTTGACACCGGCTAAGGCATTACTTGTACCGTTAGGTGAATCGTCAAGACAATTTTTTGTGTAGGCATAAGCCCAGACCTCTACTGCGAAACCTGCTTGACTAAGCAGGTCGGCGGCGGCGAGGGCGACTGCCGTTCTTGCGAAGATAACATCAGCATTGATGTTACAATTTGCGCCGGTTGGCACTACAAGTGCTACGGCTTCAACAGGTGCTGAACCTCTGCGAATTGTCCTACGGAACATTGAGTCGCCGTTTAGTAAACGAGTAGCGTTTACTTTACCTCTGCTATCAGACCACTTAAGCATACGCTTAAGTTGCGACAAGTCAATTGAATCTACAAGGTCGGACATCTTGTTTCGACAAGATGCGATTTGCTTGTGGTCATTATCTACATACTCGCCTAACTTGGATGCTATATCTCTGCGAGTTCTGATGCTTTTATCACCTTTCAAGTCTTCTCGACCTATCCATGATAGGTCGGGTTTTCTGCTCAAAGGGTCATACCCTTTGAAATCAGAGTCGGTCAAGGAGTCAAGAAAATGACCTGCATCAGCAGGGGTATCACTAATAGTGAAATTACAGGACAAGTCTTTAGACTTGTGGAAACCTACTCTTGTGCCATGTTCATAGCGGATTACTTGTGTATCTGACATGTGAAAACCTCCAAAAGGCCGAGACCCCCGAAGGGGTCTCAAGCCGCACCTCCGTTAGTTGCTAAAGCACCGTCAATAAATTCGTTATCAAAACCAATGGTTTTGAGGTCTTTGCGATTCCAATCTCTAACTGCTATCCTTCGGATTCTTTCCATATCGTAGCCTAAGATATGCTTCTGCTTCTTAGCAGTAAGCATGTGGCGAGGAGAGATAATACGGGAGACAAGGCCAGCCTTGTCAGCACGGTCTCTCAAATCATGGAAGAAGGAGACGATTTCATCGTCACCGATAAGCATTCTCTCGAATGCTCTGTCATAGCCCCAGCGAATTACTCCTCCAGCGAAGCGATTTAGAGTAGCACCGTCTAATGTTTCAGCAGAAACATAAGCAGAGCGACCTTTACCTTGACCAAGTGTATTTGCAGTAGCAAGAATAAACAAGTCGGGAGACTTGTATATTACTGAACCATCCGGCATAGTCCAACTATCGTTGGCTAAAGCCATGTTTGCGGCTACGGCTGTACCACCCATGAGTCTATCAAACTCGTCAAAGACGAGGACTCCACCATCTCTGAAAGTGTTTACAATTTCAGTAATGCGATGCTTTTCATCTCCTGTGGAGATATTAGGAACCATTGGGCCGACTATGTCGGAAGGCATCATTTCATTGTGACAAGAAATCACTGTAAATCTTACAGTGTCGGGTTTTGCGAATCCACCGGCTGATTCCGGTAGACTCTTTAGAGTGTCGAATATCTGTTTTGCGGCATGGGTCTTACCAGACCCAGCAGGACCGGAAGCCAAGCAATTAGCACGGATGCGACCTAAGTCAAGTGCTTCATCGAAGCAAGGGTGAGTTAGACCAACTTTGACTTCTTCGAAGTCACCAAGAGGCTTGACAATTGTTGTTCGAGGTAATGCTAAAGCATTAATCTTGTCGTTCATTACGGTATCAACATGGTCGGTGAAACCGGCCATAAGGTGAGGCATTACCATTGAAGCAAGTGCTTCACCGGCAGGGTCTCCACCCTTTACGCTTGTAGGTATAGGCTTAGGTGTAGGTGTTGGTTTTGGTGTTGGCATTTTTGGTGTCTCCTTTGGAGTATCTTCTTTTGGTGCGTCTTCTTTGAAGTCATCTCCGATGAATCGCTTTTGTTGTGTCATTGTCATCGCTTTAGCGATGGGGTAGTGAGATTCAACATTTAGGTGATAGTGGATGTCTACACAATCAGTGTGAACCCAAGATGCTTTGCGAGATTCTTTAGGAATCTTGACTTGAGCAACAGAACACTTCGGAGAAGTGCCTCTGATTGGTGCTGAACACACTTTACAAGTGCTATCAAAATTGGCGTTCTTGGTCTTAATGCCTACTTCTCGAAGTAGGGTGGCTCTTGGCGATTGTTTTTGTCGGCTCATCATTATCACTCCTGTTTGGTCGGACTTAACCCTCCGAGTAGGCTTCCACATATAAGGACTTTGGAAACCCCTCTGTCGGCTTTTCTATATGCTCTAATACTATTAGTCATGTATATATTCTCCTCATCGGAGATGGGAGAATTATACTGACTCTTAGTATAGTGCAGTAGTAATCTTCGATTACTAAAATCAGATTCTAAGAATAAGAATGAGAGCATCTTATTCTTAGAATTGCCTACATACATATGCTCACACATATGTAGCCGAAGGCTCTTTCACCCCTTTAGGGGTGGTAATTCGCAAAAATCTATAAGCAACTTCCTTTAAAAGGAAGCCGTAGGCTCATACAGGCTCGTAGGGTCTAAGACCCCCTAAAGGGCGGTTTTCCCTAAAGGAAAAACCTTCCGCAGTAAAGCGATTTGCTGATTTTGCGATTTTCTTTTCCCCACAAGCAAGCCAGCAAGCAAGCGAGGGCAGGTGCGAGCCTACATGTGCAGGGGCAAGTATGTTGGTTTTGGCAGTTTACTTTTTACATTCTATCTACATAGATTATAACGAAAATGGAACATTTTCTATAACTATGTGATATAATGTATTTGTTTGCGATTCGGAGTATGGATGGACTACCTCGATTTTTGCTTGCCGAGAATTTGAAAGGAGATACCAAAACAGGGTGGTTTATTTTTTACACCGATTGAAATTTAGGGCAACCTAAAAATTACTCGAAGAGTAATTTCCGTGCGGGAGTCCGAGCGCACAGGCGCACATGAGGCAAGTCTGAAATTCTGAAGGAATTTTACCGGATTTAGAGAATAGTATTACTGAATACTATTCCCGAAATCTACACATGGGCTTGAGTGTCTGGGTGCATACCTGCAAGCGAGCGCGAGGCCGTAGGCTCATGTCTGAAATTCTCTTAGAGAATTTCGCAAATTCTCTGAATAAGAATTACTGAATCTTATTCAGAGAATCACCTGCGAGGGCATACCTGCACCAGCACCCCTGCTTGCGCTCACACACCCCAGCGCGAGTAAAATTCTCTAAGAGAATTTCGCAAATTCTTTCCAAGAATTTGAGGCATGAGCCTGTTCGTGCCTTTAGATTTACCGCCGACCCTTGTCTCTTTAGAGACAAAAAATTGTTGAAAACCAAACCTCTTGTATCATGTGAAATCTCTTTAGAGATTTTAGCAAAAGAAGAGATATGATTGATGAATACATATCTCTTCTTTAATGCGAGAAGTTTGTTTTTGCTTTAATGCTATCTCTGATAGCATTATCTGTTGGCTCTGCGATTTTTGCCTAATCTTAGATTTTTATCTGGAAATAGTGGCTTTTTAATTAGCCTACGGCTAATTACTTTTAGACTATGTCAAGATAAAGAAGGCTATTAGACTGATACCGATTTTTAGTCTAAAGACTAACTACCTCTATCAGACTTTTATTTTGCTACAGCAAAATAATTCTTGGAGAAAACCGGCCAATTTACTATGCGAAAGAAACCTCGATGAGGTTTCTTTTTCATCTATGGTAAATTAGCAAAAAATTGTTAGTGAAAATCAGCCCTTTATTTAAGTAAAGAGAAGGCAGAGCCTTCTCTTACTAAAAAAAAAAAAAAAAAAGGGGCTACCCCCCCCGAAGGGGGGGTAGCCCCGAAGTCGGCATTTGCCGTTTGGTCAAATTTTTGATACCCCTAAAGGGGTATCAAGCGATGTAACCCTGTGCTTTAGCACAGTGGAAGCAAATTCGATTTGCTTCGCCGTCATCTCCGAAGGAGACGACTACATCGTTCTTGGTTGTTTTTGCTTGGCAGTTGATACAGTTTTGGCTCATCAGAATGAAGATGGAACTACCCCTCTTAAACCTATCTCGTTCTTGCTTCTTGAACCCCCCTAAAGGGGGGGTTCATGAAGCAGTTTCAAAACTGACCGATTTTGAGGTCGGCAGAGAATCTCGGACAGACCCCCCCTCTTTAGAGGGGGGGTCTGAACCCCGGATTTTGCTAAATTTTTTAACCGGAGACCCCCCTAAAGGGGGGGTCTCCGGTTAGTGGTCTGAAACTTTCGGCAAGTCAGCAACAACTTACTTTCCGGGGAACCCCCTAAAGGGGGTTCCCGGGAAAGTAAAAGTTTACCTGCCCCCTCTTTAGAGGGGGCAGGTAAGTTGATTTCGACCAGAATTTTTAGGTTGCCCTAAAAATTTCTACCTCTACGAGGTAGAAATTCCGGGTCGAATTTTCGGCTTATTTTTAACCCCTTTGGGGTTAAAAATATAAATAAAAATGCTACAAAAATTTGACAGTCGGCGAGCCGACTGTCGCCCAGCACCTCTCAAAATTTTTAAAAATTTTTTTCAAAAAAATGTGACATACTTGCTTGAGGTATTTCTCGGCCTTCGATTATTTTTTTGCTTACTTGGCTTTCCCCATTTATTCATATCAACGCCAGAACCCATCATGGGGATGTCGCTCGTGATATTTGCGAATTGGTCTACTGCGTGTGCGAGTGCCATTACCATATCGTTATGTCTTCCTTTGTCAAGAATATCCCCCTCTTTCCAGACATGGGATTCTAATTCGTCTAACAAGATATTTACCATCTTGCGAGTATCGTGGTCGCCATAAGGCAAAATAATTCTTCCCTGCTCAAACCATGTCCTAAGCCTTGTCATTAGACCTTGCTTTAAGGTCTTATTGCTGACCTTTGACATCTTTACATTTAGATGCAAATTCTTTTCTCGTATAAGACTCTGGTAGAGATGTTGGAAACCTACAGACTCAAAAGCAAATAGAGGTCTATCATATTTTTCATTCCAACTTGCTATTTGGTCTATCTGTTTTACAGGGGGGAAATCATTTCTGCGCCATATATTTACAAGATGCAAATTATTATCTTCATCTCTTCTCATGCAGACCATAACCGAATAGTCTTTACCTATACCATGTGAAGGGTCAAAACCAATTACATATTCATCGGAATATAATTTATCGTTCTGCAATACTGTGTCAATGTCAAGATTCTTACGAGTTAATGTAGATGGGAATACCGCAGAATCATCATCAACTACTTTACAGAGATATTCTTGCGTAAATGCTAACTCACCAATCGCTTCTCTCTGCTCAAGTAAAAACTCAATAGGTCTTTCTTCCGGCCACAGACATACTGCTTCAATGTTATCGGGGTCATTACGCCATTCGTCATAATTAAGAATTGAACCTTTAACCCAATTATTCCATCTCTGATTATTTAGCATCTCTGTGTGATATAAATCATTCATAGACATCGGAGTGCCTACACAGAAAATTGATGTTCCGGGTGAAAGCATAGGTGTCATTTTCTTACGAAACCAAGTCTGATATGCTTCATAAGACATATCATTTTGGTCATCAAGTATATCGTCAAGAATAATAGCGGCTGGGTGTTCACCACGAATACCAGAACCGACTGATGTAGCCTTAATCCATGCACCATTAGTAAGATGCAATTCTAATTTATTTCCTTTCTTAGGGTCAAGCATACGAGATAACTCTGGATGTCTTTTTAAATCCTGTCTCATCTCTTCAAGACGGTTTGCTGCTAAATCTTTATTACTTGAAAACAACCACATCTTAAAAGGTTTACCACGCCACTTCTGAAAAAGAAGCATATGTAGAGCCTTTATTCTAAGCGTAGTTGATTTACTATGGTCTCTTGGTGCTATGATGCAGACTCTATGAACCTGTGCGTCACCTCTTTCTCCGTATAAATCTAACCACTCGCCTATGTGATTGCCCCAATTATAACCTAACCATTCATAGAAATGTTGAACATCATATTTAGACCTCTCCATATGAAAAGCAGTTAATATATTTTCTCTCACTCTTCTTCATCTCCGTAGAACATGGGGAGGCCAACCCATTCTGAAATACCCAGAGCAAGCATGTTAGCCTCTTCTCTTGTAATAATTACACCTACAACCATATCTTCTGCAAATATATTGATAGCAAGCATTTCATTAGTTAATTCTGTCATAATTACTTCTTTATTTTTAGAAGCCCAAATCCTCGTCATTTTCATCTTCTCCATTCAAAGCCCTTAGTGTTCTTATACCATGCCTTAAATCTGAAAAGACTTGTATTTCTCTTGAATGTGGCGATAAGATGGCTACCGGACAAGTCGGCCTTTCACGAGGGAAACCGCACATCTCACCAAAAGTATCTACTATCTTGTAAGCACCCGGCCTAATAGCCCATCTTTCAACTCCATGTTTTGTGAAAGGTGCAATAACAGGAACATGGTGATGCCCTACGACACCAATATCGAAGTCGGCTTCGCCATCTTCCCACATCTTCTTAATGACACGAGTTGGGTCTATCTGCGAATTACCTCTGCGTTTATGTCTAACAGATATATGATAAGCAATATCATTTACCCAAAGTCTGATATTTAATTCATGTGCATGGTAAAGAATAGACCTATCTTCTGCGAATTTCTTTAGAGGGTCATAGTCAGTCATACCAGCAGTCCAGAGGTCGTGATTACCAGCAACAATAGCCATAAGACTATCGCCAGACATATCTAAGTAGTGTTCGCATAACTTCCATTGAACGGAAGGGGGGATTGGTGCTTTCATAGCAGGTCGTGGTTTGTCAACAATAAAGTTGTCTATATAGTCACCAGCATGAATTACAAAACAATTAGGTTCTCTTTCAATCATCTCTGTATCAAGCCTTAGTCTCTCATGGTCACAGAAAGGATTACCTATGTGCTGGTCACTT